GCACTGGATCACGATAAACAGATTATCGAGAAGTCGAGTAAGTGGGTCGTAAACTACATTGGAACCGTTCGCCCTAACGTCACTTATCTTTTGATTCTTGAGCTGATCGCGGTGAATGCGGTTCTTGCCTACTACGTCTGGCAGCATCCCCATTTAGTTCAGTCGATGGAGGATCTCATCAAGGTCGCGGAGATCATTTTTAGTGATGATGAAATGGCAATGCTCGGCGGCATCATAGGCTTTTGGTTTGGGTCGCGCAGCTGGAAGAAATGAAAACAGGGCAGGCTGGCATTGACCTGATGCACAGGTTCGAGGGATGCCGTCTCAGGCCTTATTTATGCCCTGCAAGCCTCTGGACGGTGGGATATGGTCATGTCCTATATCAAGATCAGATAAGGCTCCCTAATGAGCGTAAAAACGGCTACACAGGCATTCTTAGGAAGGAATACGCAATCAATCCCGGCGATAGTCGAAACTGGACGCAAGCGGAGGTCGATAGCCTTTTTGAGAGCGATCTGCAATATTTCGAGCGCGGTGTTCTTAGAATGTCTCCTAATCTGGCTAGCAGTCAGTCAAGGTTCGACGCTATTGTCAGTTTTGCGTACAACGCTGGCTTAGGAAATTACCAGCGCTCTACGATCAGAATGAAGAATGACCGCGGTGATTACGAGGGAGCCGCTAAGGCTTTTATGATGTGGACAAAGGGAGGCGGCAAAGTCCTTCCCGGTCTGGTTAAGCGTCGCGTTGCTGAATCTTCTCTTTATGCAAGCGGGTAAGGGCTTCTTTCACCATCTCACCCACTGCGTCCCCGTGGTGTTTTGCGATCTTTTCTATCAGCGGTAGCCGAGCCGCACGAGGCTTCGACAAAAGCCAGTTAGCCCAGTCTTGTACGACATACGGCATAGCAGCCTCATAAGCCTGCGCAATCTCCGATCTGTCACTTGACTTCACCGCTTTGATGATCTCCAGCCATTGACCACGCTCTAAAGGCCCGATGCTTTTCGATGGTGTCGGGGCATTCTGTGGAGGGAGGTCTCCAGCCGTGTTCGCGCCAGATCTCCTCGACGGGTCTAAAGGTTCTAGGGGATCGTTGGCTTTCAATGAGTTCCTTCCAGTTCATAGCTTCTCCATTAAATTATCTACTTCAGTCAGAAAATTAACAACGTCCGTTTCTAGGTTCTTAATATCCTCTTCAGGCGGCTCAAAACGCACCACAAAAAGCTGCAGTCTCTCCGGGAGTCTAGGATCAAAGGAAACGAAATCGACCCACCTGCGACCCGTACAAGCCATCTGAGCCATCATCTGATTCTTGTAAGTTGTCGGCACTTCTCCCGCGGTCAGATAAGAGATATGCGTCGAGGTCTTAGGGCACTTAATCTCGATAAGCCCATCCTCAACTAGACCATCAGGGCTGGCAGCGAAATAAGGAATCGTCGGGTGATCCACAATGGCAATCTGTTCCACCCAGCGACCCGTCTTTATTTGATACGCAGCACGAGCAAGCGGTTCGTTCAGTGTTCCCCACTCCATATAAGAGTTTGTGAATGTCTCGGCCACCGTTCCTGTGAGTCTTTCAGCAAGGATGTCTGCAATGTAATTCGCTCGTGTAGCCGTACCTTTTTTGGCTCGCGCATCAGAGACACGGGAAGCTGTCACCTTCCCTAATCGTGCGAGCCTCCACTCCTCAGTTCCCTGCTCCATCAGAATGCAGGCTCATCAGACTTAGTTTTATGGCCGAGCATCTGGAGGGTCTCAGCAACAATCTCGGTTGTGTATCTGTCGACACCTTGTTTGTCTGTCCACTTCCGGGTCTGTAAACGTCCTTCTATGTACAGATGCTTACCCTTTTGGACGTACTTCTCAATGATCTCGGCGAGCTTCCCGTAGGCAACAATACGATGCCACTCGGTTTCTTCTTGCGGCTCGCCCTGTTTGTTCTTCCAGCGATTAGTTGTCGCAAGGGTGAGATTAGCTAGAGCCGTTCCCGCTTCCGTGTAACGGCACTCAGGATCTTTGCCTACGTTGCCAATGAGGATTACTTTATTTACTGATGACATTCACTATTCCTTTTTCAAATAACCAACCAATCGTCTTTCTGTGTGCGTATTCCCACGCTTGTCGCTTCTCTTCTTTCCCTGCGCCTCCCTGATCTATCTGCATGTGGCATCTGTAACAGAGCGCAGCAACTCGAAAGTCATGTGCCTTGATACCCGTTCCTTTTCCGTCTTTCTGTTGATTAGAGTGAGCCGCGACAACCGTTCCATCCTCGACACCACAAAGACCGCAGGGGAGTTCTCTGCAAGCCTCTAGGAGTTTCTTAGACCGCCAGTTCATTGCGTGTTCCTGATGTCGGCTCGCATGTTTGCCTGCTCAGACCTCCAGATCTCGATCCTTGCTTGCGCTGCAATCAGATCCCACCGTAACTTCTCTTCGATCTGCACAGCAGCCTCTAATGCTTTTAAAAGCTCGAGATACTCCGGGTGAGCGTAAGCGTCACGTTCCTGAGCGCCTAAAGCTGACTCAAGACTAGCCTTCATCAGGATAGCTTTCTTAGACTTCCTGAACTCTTCTAAATAGACCCGTTGAGCTTTAGCGTCAGCAAACTGTCGAGCGTGCTTAAGGATGTAGTCGACGGCTTTGTGAGGGTCTTTCATACGTCTACAAATTGATGAATAGGTATATAAATACAAGGAACAACATCATCAGGATCTCCTCTATCTGTACGACCTCCGGGCAGGATTGGATAGCCAACTCGGAACGTCCAATACTTCATTGTGTCGGTCCACTGCACGACTAAAAGTGCGAGTCGTTGGGAGGCGTTTTGGATTTCAAGGCCTGATCGAAACTTAGCGAAATCCAGCATGTAAGTGTTGTAATCAGTTGACTTGCAGTTCCTTGTTTTCACCTCGACCCATCTAACGAGCTGGCCGTTTTGGTAAGCGGCAAAGTCCATTTCGTAGAATTTGGGAAGTCGGTAAATGTCGTAGTTAAAGCGATCAGCAAAGGTTTGCGCGACGGCTAACTCTCGCTTTTGATCGAGTTTAGTTTCGTAAACAGGTCTCACAGTTTTAACTCCAGTTTTCGTTTATCTTTTGCCGCTTCAATCAACTTAATCTTTTCAACTGAGTTTTTGTATTTCTTAACAGCATCAGAGAACTCTTGCCTGAGCGTGTCCTTGCTTGCTTTTGCAATCTTCTCAAGATCCTTGTCAAAGTTGGATTCAGACATTACTTCGTGGGTCTGATTCTCACTGTCGTTATCGCCCTCGGTGGGGATGCAAAAGGCCTGCATGAGAGCGTATTTATAAGCCGCTGACATTGCTTTATTGGTTGCCTTATCACCTGAGTCCATAGCCTCGCCAATGGTCGATATGACGTGGCTAGAGCCATCCTCGCCGGACACAAGCGCGAATTCCATTGAGACCGTGACGTAGAACAAAGCAGTGCCAGACTTGTTGACACGCTCGACAACCTGTCGGTCTGTAACGCGAGGGAGGATGCACAGCTTATGCTCCGCAAGGATGGGAGCCATTGCGTTATATACATCGTCAATACCGCGGAACTGGTATCTCTGAGCTTCGTTAGTTCTCTGTTTGGCAATCCCTGCTTTGGAGATCGCACTCATCACTTTGCTGATGCTTTCGTAAACTTTCTGCATATCGTTTTATCCTGTAAAAACGTTCTATCTTATGAAAAGGAACATCATCGTCCCATACAAAATCCCAAACACTATCGCCACTAACCAATCTATCAATGAGCTGATCTTCTTCTCTTTGTCTATCGTGTTCATATAGCATCCTGTCAAAGTAATAATCTTCGTTCATAGCAAAAAGGGGCGCGAGGCCCCGGTTGTTAATGTCTGCAACGTGCTTTTGCCGCCTCAAACAATGGATCATCAGCAAAAATGTAAACACGACCTTTTTCAAAATAATCGGTCATGATGTCTGAATTGTTTTGGTAATCGCAAGGAAAGATGTAACCGAGATTTTGGTTGTATTCCTTTGCGTAAAGAGTTACGCAAGTGCGGCCATCTTTTAATTCGCCTAAAACGTAATGCACTTTGGCTTTGTATTCGCCGTTAGTTACAAAGTATTTCATGAATTTAATTTGGTTCATATCGCTCTCCGTTAGTTGGTGGAGTAATCTTAGCGAAACCACAAAGGCTTGCAAGACAAATCTAATACCAGCAGACGAAAGGCAGGTTCTACACGATGAGCGGCAAGTCACCAACGCAACGAAGCCTAGAGAAACTCAGGCAAGACGGCTATCTCTGTCAGATCGTCGAGAAGTGGAACCCACATGCTCGCATCAGGCAAGACCTATTCGGGATCGGCGACATCTTAGCTATCAGGGACACTGAGACGCTGCTGGTGCAGACAACGAGCAGAGGGAATGTTAACGCAAGGATCAGGAAGATTGAGGAATCGGAGCATTTGCCAGCGATCCTTAAAGCAGGATGGAAGATCGAGGTTCACGGTTGGGGCAAGTTGAAAGCAGGGTGGACTTGCAAGGTGTTTGAATTCTGATTTAGACTTAGGATTGTTTGATAGCAGCGGCTACCCTGACGGGGGGAAAAGCAGACTCTTCACCTGCCTGCCGTTTGCACCTTTCAGTGAAGATGACTTTTTGAAGGAAAGTCCTATGCAGATCAAGAACTGGTCGAAGTTTCAGCATTTTCGCGACCGCAAACCACCGTGGATCAAGCTCTATCGTGACATTTTGGACGATAGGGAATGGCATAACCTTGAGCCAAAAGCAGCTAAAACGCTTGTCATGCTTTGGGTTATAGCTAGCGAGGACGATGGTCGCTTGCCCGACGAAGAAACCTTAGCTTTTAGGCTTAGATTGTCCATTCAGCAGCTGAGAAATGACATTTCAAAGCTCAGTCACTGGGTGGTACAAGATGATATCGACTTGATATCAAGTGAATATCAACATGATGCTCTAGAGAGAGAGACAGAGAAAGAGACAGAGAGAGAGTCAAAGAAACTCCCCAAAGCTACGCGTCTCCCCGAAGATTGGATGCCGAGTGCAGACGATCTGGCTTTTATGGCAAAGGAAAGACCGGATCTAAATCCACAGCATGTCATCTTCAGTTTCAAGGCATATTGGCTGGAGAAGAAAGGCCGAGATGCGGAGAAAAGGGATTGGTCACGAGCTTTCAAGAATTGGGTGCTTAGAGAAAAGCGTGGCAATGTAGTGCAAATCAGCAGCCCTTCAAACATGAACGATCTAAATCGGAGGGCAACGTAATGAAAGGCCACGACTTCGTAAACAACCTTCAGCTTGCAGGCAAACCACCTAAAGCTGTGTTCATAGACTTTGTTGGAAAGCCAGACGATGACCCGGAGTATCCGGTTGTTGTAGTCGATGCTAAAGACCGAGACTTTAGGTGGGCCAGAGGACTACAAGTGCATCTCACTGGAGGAGATCCTGACCACGTCCACCTTATCTTGCAAGCCATAAAAATATGTTTCCCGGCCCGCGTGATAGCTAACTACGCCCCCGGACTTTATTGGGATTCGGAGGTCGACGCATGATCCTCGAAAACCTCGATTACAAGGCGTGGTACGAGCAGATGGAAGCATCTGTGAAAGTCAGGCCCGCTGCCGATTGTATGGACGATCTCATTGAGGAAATGAGGAATCCATCGGAAGAGCCCAACATCGTCATGCCCTTTGCAAAACTTGCGGACAAGTTCACTTACAGACTCGGTGAGGTCACGGTGCTTGCAGGGCAGAACGGATCTGGCAAATCCCTGCTTGCAGGACAGATCGCTCTGCACCTGATCCATCAAAACCAAAAGGTAGTGATCGCTTCGTTCGAGATGAAGCCGGTCAGGACCCTCAAGCGGATGGTGAGGCAGTGGTCGCGGATGTCGTTTCCCACAATGCAGGCCCACTAGAAGTTTAAGGAATGGGTTAAAGACAAACTCTGGTTCTACGATGTGCAGGGGACTGTAAGCCCACCTCAAGTTCTAGGAGTGGGTGTTTACTGCAAGACGATGTTGGGTTGCCAGCACTACTTCATTGACAGCCTAATGAAGTGCGTTCGTGGCGAGGACGATTACAACGCACAGAAAAACTTTACAGACGAGCTGTGCGGTCTTGCGCGAGATCAGAATATTCACATTCATCTTGTTCACCATATCAGGAAACAGTCGGATGACAACAGAACACCCTCCAAAAACGATTTGAAGGGGTCTGGGAGCGTCGCAGATCAAGTGGACAACGTAATCCTCATGCACAGAAATAAATCGAAGGAGCGCGATTTTGAGGCTAATGGCGTGGTGGACCATTCCATCCCGGATGCCTTCCTATCTTTTGAGAAGCAAAGGAATGGCGAATGGGAAGGTGTTGCGAAACTCTGGTTCGACAGGCAGAGCCAGCAATACGTTCAGGAAGTCGGAGGATTGCCTACCGACTATCAGCCCAAATCAGCCGACCATCGGTAAACACTTTGCGGGAAAAAGCAGGGTTACGACAATGTAATTTTACGGAGGCGATATGAATGAACCAACGAAAGAGTTAGCAAAACACAGAAATTGGCCTTTTAAGCAGACGTTAGTTAAGAGCAAGTGGGTTAGGAAAAAGAAAGTCACAAAGCGCGACATTTTGAAAACCATAGAGGAGTCACCATTTTGAACCACCCAGAATTAGTCACCGCACTTGCCAAACCCGGATGCGACATCCTCGACGATCTGAGCCCGGATCAAGCCTTTGTGCTTCACATGTCGATTGGAGTTTCTGGGGAGTCTGGAGAGCTTTTAGACGCGATTAAGAAGTGGGCGATCTATCAAAAACCTTTGGACATTGACAACGTCATCGAGGAGCTGGGCGACATTGAGTTTTATCTCGAGGGCATCCGACAAAAGCTCGGTCTCAATAGAAACAGAATCCTTGAGCACAACATCGAGAAACTAAGAAGGCGCTACGGCACGAAATACACAAACGAAGCAGCACAAAGGAGAGCTGATAAATGAGTCTTACAAGACTTCAGAAACAGGCAAAGATTGATCGTGGGTTAGCCTGTCTTAAATACATGCAAAAACGAATCAGCCCGGTGACGGTGAAAGAGCTAGCCGAGAAGATGAAGATAAGCCCAAAACTAATCCAAAACGCGCTAATGCCATTACTAGCCGAGGGCAAAATTACAAGAAGGCTGTTGTCACATCAGTCATCGGTCGCTAAGAAGATTGGCCGGGCATACGGTTACAACGCAATCGAAATCAAGTTGCAAAACAGAACCAAACCTTTCCTTTGGAATAACCCTTTTGGAATTCAACATGAAAAAACAAGAACCGAAACAAGAGCGTGACTGGGTCAAGGTGTATCTTTACGAGAAGATCACCATCGTCCCCCATTACATCAAGAAGAACGTCTATGTGCTTCCCGGTGGGCGTGAAATCGACGAAGAAACATTAGTGGACGCTGGCGCATTTCAAGCAGCGACGTACTTATGGCCGAGATAAAAGCGTACATAACCGGATTCCGAGACGGGCATTGCGTCATACAGCCGATTGATCCCGCTGTCGCGCTTCCAGTTGGCGCGGCTCTTTCTTACTCAAAAGAATGGGTCGGGCTTACTAACGATGACATTCACGATGCCTTTTGTCACGCTGAATACGATGCCAGTCAGGATTGGAACGATGACCCGGAAGGTTGGTGCAAAGCGTTTGCCAACTATGTCGAAGCTAAATTAAAGGAGAAAAACACATGAGCAGAGAAGCCATTAAAGAAGCGATAGAAGTGCTAGAGGATGCAAGCGCAGATATGCTGATGGAAACAGGCGATAAAAGTTACTACGTCGAAGCCATCGCCGTTTTACGCCAAACACTTGTCGATGCCGACGACACATCACAAGAACGTGTTGATGAAATCGTAAAAGATGAACATGAGCCGGTGGCGTGGGCCAATTCATTCGACCTGCAAAACTTTGACATGAAAGTGCGGACAGGT